GGTAAGAAATGAAACTCTTTTTAGTTTTACCTATTGTTGTTTTATTATCAGGATGTCTGATTACGACACCTGTTAAAAGAAATTTTCCAGAAGTTCCAAAACAACTTATGGAAGCCTGTCCTGACTTGAAGACTACAGAACCTACTGAAAAGTTAAGTGAAGTGTTGAAAGTTGTGGTAGACAATTACGGTCAATATCATGAATGTAAAATTAAAGTAGATACTTGGGTTGAATGGTACAAAACACAAAAAGACATTTTTGAGAGTGTAAAATAAATGGAATCACCAGAGAGACTCGCTAAATTGGAAGCACAAGTAGAAGGCATTAAAGAGGATGTCACAGAGTTGAAACACGATATCAAAGAGATTCACTCTCGTGTTACTACATCTAATAGAGAAATCGTTGACAAGATTGACGATATGCAAACACGCATTGAACATAAGATGCAAGCCAATGCGCAAATCTCCCAAAACCAGCATGCTGAAATTAAGAAAGATGTTGTGAATGATTTAGCTAAACTGAATGATCGTGTCTCTGCTCTTGAACAGTGGAAATGGTATGTAATCGGTGGTGCTGCAACGGTAGGTTATCTTCTCGGACATATCAACGAGATTGTAAAGTATCTGAAATAAAACTTGTTTTGTAATGATAAGTGGGGTATAATTATACTCTACTAGTGGAGATTTGTAATGTTATACATTGATGCAAAGTATGCCCAAATACTGGGTGGTCGCTTGCGAAACTTCAAACAAAAGAAAGACTATCTCTGGAACTATTCATGTCCAGTTTGTGGGGATAGCACATCTAATAAATTAAAGGCACGAGGTTACATCTATCGTGCAAAGGCAGATCTATTTGTAAAGTGTCACAACTGTGGTTACGGCACGAACATCGGCAATCTAATTAAGTATGTTGATTCAAAGTTGTATGATGAGTATGTGCTTGAACGATATAAGTCTGGTGCAACACGATACAATGACCATAAAGACATTACAGATACACAAGTAGTTATTGAGACAATACCAGAAGATCTTCTGGAAGATGATATTCTGTCATCTCTCTCAAGACTAGATAAACTACCACTGACGCATCCTGCTGTTCAGTATGTGGTTAAAAGAAAGATTCCAAAGGACAAGTGGAGTCTCCTGTACTTTGCTCCAAAGTTTAAAGCATACACTAACTCAGTGACTGCCAAATTCCAAGAGCCAATACAAGACGAACACCCAAGGATGATTATTCCATTCTTTACTAATGCTGGTAAGTGTTTTGCTTATCAGGCTAGAGCGTATGGAAATGAAGAGCCTAAGTATTATACCATCAAGGTGGATGAGACTCAGGAAAAGATTTATGGACTTGAAAGGATTGATTATGCTAAACGAATTATCGTTGTTGAAGGACCAATTGACTCGCTGTTTCTACCAAATGCAGTGGCTGTTTCAGGAGCAAGTTTTGATACCCCTACTATTAGGAGTATACTTGCTAATGCAACGATCGTAATGGACAATGAACCAAGAAATAAAGACATTGTCAAACAGTTAGAAAAGTATATCAATCTAGGTTATTCTGTTTGTATGTTCCCAGAACACATAGAACAGAAAGATGTGAATGAAATGATTTTACATGGTAAAATGAATGCCGATGAAATCGCTGAAGTCATAAATAAAAACACCTTCGTAGGTATGGAAGCAAAATTGAAATTTAGTACATGGAAAAAACTATGAATGTTAGAATGGTAAGTTATAGTAAACCTTCAGATGAAATGTTTGAAGAGGGTTTAGTAGATGTGCAGGAGTTAGTTGCCTTTTGCGCTAGAGTTAGTAATCCAAGCAACCAGTTCAACACAGATACATCAGAGAAGTTAATTAAGTATTTAATTAAGCATCAACACTGGTCACCTTTAGAGATGGTTAGTGCTTGCTTAGAAATTGAAACAACTCGTGATATAGCAAGACAAATCTTGCGTCACCGCTCTTTCTCGTTCCAAGAATTCTCTCAGCGATATGCTGATCCAACCAAAGACTTATCTTTCGTTCTTAGGGAAGCTCGACTTCAAGATACGAAGAATCGTCAAAATAGTGTTGAAACCGATAATCCTGCTCTGCAGACATTTTGGGAAAATCAACAAAATAGAGTTCTAGATGCAGCGAAGGGTGCGTATGAGTGGGCAATACAAAATGGTATTGCCAAAGAACAAGCAAGAGCAGTATTGCCAGAAGGACTGACTGTTTCTCGTTTATACATGAATGGTACATTGCGTAGCTGGGTACATTATTTGGAACTCCGTTCTGCAAATGGTACACAAAAGGAACACCAAGAAGTCGCACGACAATGCGCAAGGGTAATTGCAGAGGTATTTCCTCTAGCAAATGAATTAGTAAAACTATAATAATATTGGGGCAATAAATGGAAATTGTGCATGGTATAAAAGTTGATTATACTCGTGATAGTCTATTTGATGAGTTAGGTAGAATTAGGTTAAAAGAAAGTTACATGAAGGATGATGAAGTGAGTCCGCAAGAAAGATTCGCTTTTGTTTCTAGTAAATTTGGTAGTAATGTAGAACATGCACAAAGGCTATATGAATATAGTAGTAAGCATTGGCTTTCTTATTCTACTCCCATTCTTTCTTTTGGTCGTAGCAAGCGTGGCTTACCCATTAGCTGCTTTTTAAATTATATTGAAGATACAGCGGAGGGTTTAGTTGATAATCTTAGTGAAACTAATTGGCTTTCTATGCTTGGTGGCGGTGTGGGGATTGGTTTTGGTATTCGTTCTGCGGATGACAAGAGCACTGGTGTTATGCCTCACCTTAAAATGTACGATGCGTCAAGTTTGGCATATCGTCAAGGTCGCACTCGTCGTGGCAGTTATGCTGCTTATCTCGATGTCAGCCATCCAGATATTATTAATTTCTTAGAGATGCGCAAGCCGACAGGCGACCAGAACATGCGTACTCTGAACATGCATCACGGGATTAACATTCCAGATGCGTTCATGGAAATCATTGAACACAGTATGATTGATCCAGAGTTTGATGACTCTTGGAAATTAGTCGATCCTGCTTCTAATGAGATTCGTGAGACTGTTTCAGCAAAAGAATTATGGCAACGAATCCTTGAGATGCGTATGATGACAGGTGAACCATACCTGCATTTTATTGATGAATCAAATCGTAAAATGCCACAATGGTTAAAGGATCTTGGTTTAGAGATTCACCAGTCAAACCTATGCTCAGAGATTATTCTACCAACAAATGAGAAACGAACAGCAGTATGTTGTTTATCATCTTTGAACTTGGAGTATTATGATGACTGGAAAGATGAACCACAATTCCTTCGTGATGTTGCAGAAATGCTTGACAATGTTCTTCAGTATTTTATTGATCATGCTCCTTCCACTATTAAGCGTGCAAAGTACTCAGCAACTCGTGAAAGAAGTATCGGTGTTGGTGCGTTAGGTTGGCATGCATACCTACAGAAGAATAATCTTCCATGGGAATCATCATTAGCAGTTGGTAGAAACAAAAGCATCTTTAAAAATATAAGAGAGAAATTAGATGTCGCTAATAAAGAACTTGGAATGGAACGAGGTGAGGCTCCTGATGTACAAAGTGAAATTCTTTTCGAAGATGATTCTGGCAATTCCATTAGCGTTAAGTCTTCTGATTTTGTTACTGTTGTCCGAGGTGGTGAAGAAATGTCTATTCGTGCTTGTGCCGTCCTCGAAGGAGATGATCTGAAAATCTAAAATCGCTAAATAGGTTTAGGACGAAAAGGGTAGCTCCCCTGTCATACCAAGAATGACTAGTCCGCCTTTATCTACTTGGAGATATCAATGAACAAACCATATTTTTATAAAATCACTCACCTAACAACTGGGATGATTTATGTTGGCGTTTCGTTTTCAAAACACTGCGATTCTACTAAATTTCTATCCGAAACTGGATACAAAACATCATCAAAACTCGTGCACACCCTTATAGAAAAAGATGGGTTATCTGGATTTAGAGTTGATAAAATAAAACACTATGATAATGTTGATAAGTTGTTAGAACTAGAGAACAGATACCTATCTTTTCATTATCGAGTATTAGGTAGATCAGAATTCGAGAAACTATTTTTGAATCGTAATTTCTCTAAATGTTTTATTAAGACTTATGAAGCGAATATGCAGCAGTCTGAAATGATGAGAGATAACAATCCTATGTTTTCCGAACATGCTAAACAAACTATAAGAAAACATAAGATCGAATACTGGAAAGATCAACATAATAGAAAGAAAGCATCGGATAGAACTAAACAATTCTTTAATGATGAGATGAATAAGGCATCCCATAAAGAAATTGTTAAGAAACAGTGGACTGAAGAACGAAAAACTAAGTATAGTGAAGAAAATCCATCTAAAAGACAAGAAGTGAAAGATAAGGTTAGAGAAAAGCGTCTTGGTATGAAATGGTGGAATAACGGATCTATACGGACTATGTCTAAAACACAACCTGGAACAGAATGGGTTGTTGGATACAAAATTGGAGAAAACTATGAAAGTCAAAACAATAAAGAAAGCGCATGATGGAGTTGGTAACAGATTCAGCCATATATGTGCCGTCGCACCAAATGCCTCAAGTAGTATCCTTATGGGTAATACATCACCATCAATTGAGCCGTATAGAGCAAACTGTTATCGTCAAGACACTCTATCGGGGTCTCACTTAAATAAAAATAAGTATCTTGATAAGGTCGTTACTGATTATGTTATATCAAACCCTAAAGCAGATGCGCAAGAAATATGGAGTTCGATTATTGCGAATGATGGTTCAGTTCAGCACTTGGATTGGATGGAAGAGTGGACAAAAGATGTTTTCAAAACTTCTATGGAAATCGACCAGCGTTGGGTCATTCAACACGCTGCCGACAGGCAACAATATATCGATCAAGCACAATCGTTAAATGTATTCTTTAGACCAGATAGTCATATCAAATATATTCATGCTGTGCATTTCCAAGCATGGAAGTCTGGATTGAAGACTATGTACTACTGCCGTAGTGATAAGATCGCCAAAGCAGATAAGGTATCAAAGCGAATTGAACGAGAAATTATTAAGGAAATCAACCTTCATGATTTAGCAGAAGGTAATGAATGTTTAGCTTGCGAGGGCTAAATGGCACATATCTTAGCAAACCTACCTCCAGTAAAATGTTTTGTTCGCAGAGAGTTTCTCTATGACTTTGAGAAAGGTCATGGAGAACTTGAACCTTGTTGGTGGATAAGTATCAAATCATTACGAGGTCAAGCATTTCGTATTGAATCATACTTAAACAACTATGGTGCATTGTATGACAAATTACCACTACATGCATATTGCTGGAAACCAATCGAAGGTGAACCACTACCATTAGATTATCTTCAGTTGTGGGATTGTCTTTCATACGATATAACTATCATAAAGAAAGCACAGCTACAATCAATGCGTTGTAAGTTTAAACTAAAGAATGGGGATTGGCAATATGGTGTTTATCTTTTTACAGTTGATTCTGCTCATCCTGATTTTAACATTCTTGATACAGGCTTTTCTGAAGATGTCGAAGACCACAAGTCTTATAATTTCATTCAGTGTGATAATGGGCAGTTTGCTGCTCAGCCAAATAATCGTTTAATTATATTAGAACCAAGCAGCAACCCAAAACAATTAAAACATCCAGACTTTAAAGTTGCCATGAAAAGATGGTCTGTAGAAACAGACTCAAAGTGGTCACTGGGTGAAACTAACACAGTAATGTACGAGGAAAACAATGATAACTAAAACAAAAACAAGATTAACGGATACAAGAGATTCCTTTAAACCATTCAACTATCCATGGGCATATGATGCTTGGTTGAAGCATGAGCAAGCACATTGGCTTCATTCAGAAGTGCCAATGGCAGAAGATGTTAAGGACTGGAAAAAGAAACTAACACCTGAGGAAAAACTATTCCTCACGAACATCTTTAGATTCTTCACACAAGGTGACATCGATGTGGCTGGTGGTTATGTTAATAACTATCTTCCGCACTTTCCACAACCTGAAATTCGTATGATGTTGATGGGCTTTGCTGCAAGAGAAGCATTACACATCGCTGCATACTCTCACTTAATTGAAACTCTTGGAATGCCAGAATCTACATACAATGAGTTTCTTGAATATCAAGAGATGAAAGATAAACATGACTATGTACTTGATATTTCTAGTCGCAATAGTACTATCGCTAGTACTGCTGAGCATATTGCTGTTTTCAGTGCATTCACTGAAGGTATGCAGTTGTTCTCTTCATTCATTATGTTGTTGAACTTCCCTCGTCACGGCATGATGAAAGGTATGGGTCAAATTGTTACTTGGTCTATTGCTGATGAAACAATCCATGCTGAGTCAATGATTAAGTTGTTCCGTGAGTATATTAAAGAGAATCCTGAGATTTGGAATGACGAACTAAAGGGTAAGATATACACAATCGCTGAGAAGATGGTAGAGTTAGAAGATAAGTTTATTGATCTTTGCTATCAAGGTGCAGACATGCGTGAACTATCTGCAGAAGATGTTAAGAAATATATTCGTTACATCGCAGATCGTCGTCTAATCTCTCTTGGTATGAAAGGTATCTTTAAAGTTAAAAAGAATCCACTACCATGGGTTGAAGAAATGATCAATGCACCAGTACACGGAAACTTCTTTGAGAATCGTGTCACTGACTACGCAAAAGGTGCATTGTCTGGTACTTGGGGTGATGTATGGGGTAAAGCAGCATGACAACTAAGATTTTTGAGTGTAATGAATGTCAGGCAAGAGGTAAGATTATCCTCAAGTCAGAAGAACGATTAGAAGATATCGTTTACTGTCCTGTGTGCTCTGCTGATATCTACGAAGAAGACGACTACGAAGAGGAAGAATAAATAGTAGTTTACACTACTGATTATTCTAATGTGGCTTTATAATAACGAAATTATTGAGGAATTACCTGATGACTGTGTTGGATTTGTTTATTTAATTACGAACAAGTCCAGCAGTCGTATGTATGTGGGTAAGAAACTATCCAAGTTTGCTAAGACTACATACAAAATGGTCAAGCAGAAAAACGGAATCAAGAAACGAAAGAAGATCCGTAGCAAAATAGACTCTGATTGGATGGAGTACTATGGTTCAAGTATCGAACTAAATAAAGATGTAGAGTCTCTCGGCAAAGACAACTTTGTTCGTGAGATTCTTTTCTTTTGTAAATCCAAAGCTGAGTGTTCTTATGTGGAAGCACGGGAGCAGTACTCCCGCAAGGTACTTGAAAGTGATGATTATTATAATAGGCAGATCTCAGTGAGGGTTCACGGCTCTCACATTAAGGGAAAGATATGACATATTTACTTTTTGCAGTTGCACTATCATTATCGGCTCTTGCTGCATATTACGCAGTGATGGGTCTTATCGCAATCTTTGCTGCAGCTGTTGTACCAATTGCTCTTATGGGTTCTTTGCTTGAAGCATCGAAACTTGTAGTTGCATCATGGCTCTATCGAAACTGGAAAGAAATTCCAACATTGATGAAGTCATACTTTGTGGGTGCTTTAATAGTGTTAATGATGTTAACATCTATGGGCATTTTCGGATTCTTATCAAAAGCACATTTAGACCAAGCAATTCCTACTGGAGATGTTCAGTCTAAATTAGCATTGATTGATGAGAAGATTAAAACAGAAAAGGAAAATATCAATGCAAATCGTAAAGAACTTACTCAACTCGATGCTCAAGTGGATCAAACCATCGCAAGAACAGACGATGCCAAAGGAACAGAGCGAGCCATTACTGTCCGTAGAGCCCAGCAAAAAGATAGAAACAGAATCCTCAACGAAATCGGTACAGCGCAAACCAAGATCGCCAAATACAACGAAGAGCGTGCCCCAATCGCCTCCGAAGTCCGTAAAGTCGAAGCAGAAGTAGGACCAATTAAGTATATCGCTGCATTGATATATGGTGACGAAAGTGCGAATGATGTTACTATGCTTGAGAAAGCAGTTCGTATCGTCACCATACTCATTGTTATAGTATTTGATCCATTGGCAGTTCTTCTGTTAATCGCTGCAAACTGGAATCTCAAACATACTGGTAGAAGAAAATGGAATGATTTCTTTGAAAAACCACCTGTTGAAGACTTCCCAGAAAAACAACCATCTATTAATGATTTTG